AGTACAATACGAACAAGCTGAACTAGCTCGCAAGAGAGAATTGCTTGGGCGCATTGGCGTAGCTGGGAAAGACCCTAAGAAATGGCAAGCAAACGCTTGGCTCTTGGAGCGCCTTCATCCAGAAGAGTTTTCTTTGCGTAGTACGGTACAGGTGATGGAGGGACCGTCTGATAGAGAGGTCTTTACTTTGAATATCGGGCGTCCGCACCCTGCGAGACAGAAAGAGCAAGAAGTGGAAGCCGCCGACTACGAAATCGTAGAATAGGCGGTTTTTTTATATGACTATAGAAGGCACAGGCGCGTACAAGCTTGAAATCTTCGAAGTGCCCGAGAACGATTTAGGGTACGAACGTCCTTGGCTATACGACAAACAGCTTGAGGGCATCTTTTGTACAGCCAGATACGCGATTATTGAAGCGTCTACTAAATCTGGCAAAACAGTTGGCTGTCTGGTTTGGCTGGCCGAACAGGCGATCCTGTTTGGTGGACCGAACAAAAACTTCTGGTGGGTAGCGCCCGTTTCGGATCAGGCTGACATTGCGTTCCGCCGAATGCAGGAAGCTTTTCCGAGAGATATGTACGAGGCGAATATGTCTCGTAAGTTTATCAAACTATGGAACGGGACGATCATCTGGTTCAAGTCAGCCGACAAACCGGACTCGTTGTACGGTGAGGATGTATACGCCGCCGTAGTTGACGAGGCCACTCGCTGTAAAGATGAATCGTGGTACGCTTTGCGTTCTACGCTTACAGCGACTCGCGCCCCCGTGCGTATTATTGGGAACGTGAAGGGACGCGCAAACTGGATGTACAAAATGGCTCGTCTGGCCCAGACAGGCGACGAGCCGGATATGCACTACGTAAAGATCACGGCCTACGATGCGGCGGCTGCTGGCGTGATTACGTACGACGAAATAGTAGACGCCAAGAAGATTTACCCTGACATAGTATTCAGGGAGCTATACTTGGCCGAACCCGCCGACGATGGCGGCAACCCGTTTGGTATCACGCATATTCAGAAGTGCGTTGCACCGATGAGTAGCAACCTGCCTGTAGCTTGGGGCTGGGACGTTGCCAAACACAACAACTGGACGGTTGGGATAGCACTCGACCGTGACGGAAACGTTTGTCGTTTCCACCGCTGGCAGGACACTTGGGACAACACGATCCAGCGCATGACACACATCACGTTTGGGTGTGCGGCGATGGTAGACTCAACCGGGTCTGGGGATCAGTTGCTTGAGCGTCTACGCACCAGCGGGCACACCAATTTTCAAGGGTATGTATTCGGTGGCTGGAAGTCTAAACAGGACATTATGTTAGGGCTGGCGGTCGCCATACAAAACAGAGAAATCACTTTTCCAGAAGGTGTGATTGTCGAAGAGTTGGAGGCGTTTGAATACGTCAACGTAGAAAGCTCCGACCGCGTGTTGTATGCCGCGCCAAAAGGCGTTCACGATGATTGTGTGGATGCGCTTGCAATGGCTGTAAAGCTTTGGCGTAGGCAGTCGGTATATGGAGGAGATGCGATCCCGATTCTGATGCCTAAAACATCTGGATGGATCATTCAATAGGTGATGATATGAGTTTTCAGCTAGTAGATGAGGCTGTAGCGACAGTCGAGAAAGGTCGTCCACGTAACGAATTTCGTGAAGTCGGTCGCTCCGGTCTGATGCACACGTCAGGCTATATACAGGAAGAATTCCTAACTAGCCTACAGGGTACAAAAGCCATTAGAGCGTACAAGGAGATGCGCGACAACGATCCGGTGATCGGTGCCGTGATGATGGCCTTGCTTAACCTTGTACGACAAGCCGAATGGCGCGTGGAGCCATTTGAAGAGGGCCAGCAATATGAGGCCGATGCCAAGTTTGTAGAAGAGTGCATCGAAGACCTCGACCGTCCGTGGAGCGAGTTTATTTCCGAGGCCATGTCAATGGCCGTGTTCGGTTGGTCGTTCTTTGAGACGGTATTCAAAATCCGCGACGGTAAGCCTCTGACAAGGGAAGACGGGTCGAGATTCAACGATAACAAGGTCGGTTGGAAAAAGTTTGGGATTAGATCACAGGACTCTTTGGAGAAATGGGACTTTGACGATAACGGTCGCCTAATATCCATTGTCCAGCGTCCTGCGCCGGACTACAGGGAACGTATTATTCCGTTGTCCAGAGGCGTGCTATTCCGCACCAGCATTTGGAAGGATAACCCTGAAGGGCGTTCCATTCTGCGTAATGCGTACAGACCTTGGTTTTTCAAGAAGCGTATGGAAGAGATCGAAGGTATCGGGGTTGAGCGCGACCTGAACGGTATCCCCGTAGCCTACGTCCCACCTAGTATTCTACGTTCAACCGCCACAGACGACGAGAAAGCGACACTCGCTGCTGTCGAGACTATGGTTAAGAATGTACGTAACGACTCACAGGCTGGACTTGTGCTTCCTGCGTTGTACGACGACAGAGGACACCAGTTGTTCAAGTTTGAACTACTGACTACGCTGGGACGCCGTAACTTCGACACGAACGCAATCATTAACCGCATGAACCGAATTGTTGCTACATCTATGCTGGCCGACTTTGTACTGATCGGACAAGAGAATGTAGGGTCATTCGCTATGGCTTCCGCTAAGACGAAGGTGTTCAGCGTGGCAATAGGTTCATACATGGATGCGATTGCCGACCAATTCAACCGAGTATTGATCCCCCGTTTGTTTGCCTTGAACGGCAAGACGGACCACAAGCTTCCAAGGTTGACTCATGGTGACATTGAGACAATCGAACTTGGCGAGCTTGCACAGTACATTAACGCTCTAAGTGGTGCAGGACTTGACCTTACAGGTGAGCAGATTCGTACGCACCTTGCTGCGACCGCTGGTTTGCCCGACGACATTGAAGTCAAGCCTGAGCCAGCCCCGTTCGCAATGGGCGGTGGTGGTGGTTTTGAAACTGGCCCACAGGGCAAGAAATCGAAGGACGGCGACACTAAGCCGAATAGATCCGATGCCACTTAAAAGATGTGGTAAAAACGGGTGGAAGTGGGGCGATGCCGGAAAGTGTTACACCGGCAAAGACGCCAAAAAGAAAGCACTTGCCCAAGCGGTAGCAATGGGCGAATTCAACAAATCCGATGTTAAAACGGGAGATAAGAGAATGAGTATCCTAGATAAGATCCTTGGACGCTCCGAAGCCGAAATTCGCAAGGCAATGACGGAAGAGGAATTCTGGCAGCTAGAGCTTCGTGCGATTGATGTGGAAATCACGCGAATGATTAGCGAGGCTGACAATATCGTTGATATCCTGAGAGACATGAACGCCGTAGTACCGGACGTTCCCACATTGAATCTCATTAAACAAGAAAAAGGCGAAGAACCTGAGGCAACGCGAAAAGTTACACAAAAGGCCGACTTGCCCGGTCGCGGTTCCGAGGAACCCGTGGTCGTGTTTGTCGGCGCTTCGCCTTCAAAGCTTGATAAAATCCGCAACCGCCCATTCTGCGGCATGGTAGGTAAGACGTTGGAAGACCTATATGTAGGAGCTTTGGGCATAGATGCTTCACAGGCGTATTTTACAAATATAGTGAAAGACTTTTGTGAGGTAAACGGTAAGGCTGCGGAGCCGACAGAGGAACAAGTTGCTGCTGTATGGGATGAGTTTGTTGCTGAGCTTACGGCAATTGAGCCACGTCACATAGTGGCGCTAGGTAAAACAGCACACAAGTATCTCAAGAATGTAGCTGACGAATGGGTTCCGCATCCGCGTGCCGTAAACATTCGCGGCAATAGCGGTGAGGTCGAGCGCAAGATGAAGCGTCTTGCCAAGAAGATGGCTGAGCCTACAGACACAATCTCTGGTACAATCATCAAGGGCGAAGACGAGAAGCAAATCGTTTATGGTGTAGTTATGGAGCCGATGGAGAACGACACCGACGCTAACTGGACAACACCATCGGAGATCGAAGAGGCCGCGCATTACTTTATGAAAAACTTCCGCCTGATTGACACACAGCACACACGTCAGGACATTGACGCTACTCCCGTGGAATCGTGGATTGCTCACGAAGACACGCAGATTGGCGGTCAAGACGTAAAAGCTGGGTCGTGGGTTATGGGCGTGAAGGTCGAATCTGAGGGCGATTGGGACAAAATCAAAGAGGGCGAGTACGCAGGATTTTCAATAGATGCGTTCGCTCGAATTGATCCAAGTCTATTGCTCATAGATCGTTAATTTGCAAAAAGGTGTGCAAAGCCATATATTTGTAGCAATCAACCAACGCTTACGCGATAGGAGATGCCGATGTCTAGCCCATCTGAAGGGTTTATGTTTAATATTAGGCCAACGCGTGTGTCGATTGTAGATCGTCCCGCGAACAAGCGTATGTTTTTGGTTACAAAGTCACAGGACACAAATACAATGGACGAGATTATCCAGATTATTACTGAGACTGAAGCTGCCAACGAGGAACAACTTGTTGAAGCTCTCAAGTCTGCTGAAAAGGATAATGGCACCATCGACGCTGTAGTTTCCATTTACCGCACACTCAACGCGTACCGCGAATCCATCACTGAGGAAGACCTTGGGGAGCTTGCAAAGGCTCTGAAGTACGAGGTTCCGAAGGAAGGTGACGAGGACGGCGAGGCCGAAAAGAAGGTCACAGAGGAAGCGGAAGCCAAGAAGGCCGAGGAAGAGGCTGAGGCCGCTAAAAAGGCGGAAGCCGAGAAGGCCGCTGAAGAGGCTGAGGAAGCTAAGAAGGCCGAAGAGGCTAAGAAGGCCGCAAGTGATGAGCTTGAGGCGCTTCGTACGAAGGTTGCCGACCTTGAAGGTAAGACTCGCAGAGACGAGCTTGCGAAGCTGGTTGCTGGCCTACGTGTCGGCAAGACAGAAGACGAGCTTGTTGATGCTTTGAAGGCAGTCGAAGACGCTGGCGGCAAGATTGAGCCTCTAATTGAGGTTTTCAAGGCCGCTGACGCAAACATCCGTGCAAGCCTTGGTGAGATTGGTTCTGACCTTCCGGGTCAGGTTTCTGAGGATGTCTATTCACAACTTGAGGGCCATGCCCGCCAGATTATGAGAGACGCCGAGAAGCCAATCACCTTCGAACGCGCTATGAAACGTGCGGGAGAAGACCACCCAGAGCTTATGAATGAATACTACAAGTAAACTAGAGGTAAATTAAAATGGCTCTTGAAGGTCTACTACAGATCAGAGATAGTCAGCCTGCCTCTGCCGACCTTTCGGCACATCAGTTTAAGTTTGTCGTGTTTGACGCTACACCAGAGCTTGCTCTGGCTGGCGCAACGGCTGGCCCAGCGTTTCTACTGCTGGACAAGCCCGATGCACAGGGCGTTGAGGGCGCGATCCTTCTTATGGGTAAAGGCAAGTGTATTGCTGGCGGGACCATCGCAGCGGGTGATTACATCACTCCTGATGCTTCCGGTCTAGCTGTAGCTGCTGCACCCGCCACTGGCGTGAACGATGAGGTTTGCGGTATTGCTCTTGAAGACGCCGTATCTGGCGATCTATTCAAGTTTAACGCCGTACAGTTTACATTGCAAGGCGCATAATCTTTAGGAGATAACTAGAAATGCCACCTGTACCAAGCGAACTACACGTTGACAGATATCTAACTAATCTGTCGGTCGCGTACGCGCAGGACAGTCGTGACTTTATCTCCGATAAGGTTTTCCCCACTGTACCTGTACGTAAGGCAAGCGACCTATACGTGATCTATAATCGCGGTGATATGTGGCGTCAAGGTAACATCCACGAACGTCCTCTGGGCGGTCGTCTTGACGTGGCTGATTGGGGCTTCACATCTGACAGCTACCTGTGCGTTGAGCGCGGTGTAGCCCATAAGATTGATGACCGTCAGTACGCAAACGCCGACGATCCTATTGATCTACGTAGGCAAGCAATGGAGCTTCTAACGTCAAGTATTATGATTGACGCGGAGAACCGTTGGGTTGCCGATTACTTTACAACTGGTGTATGGACGACAGATGTGACAGGTGCGGCTTCGGCTGACTTCGTTACTTGCTCGACTCCTGCTACTGGTTATCCGCTGGAAGTCATTGACGAGTTTAAGGAAAGCACAAAGCGTCTGACGGCGCTTGAGCCTAACACCCTTATTCTCAGCCCGATCTCTTATCGTGTGATCCGCAACCATGATACCGTAAAAGACGTGTTTAAGTACACGCGTACGGGACTGATTGACGAGGATCTGCTTGCGATGGCGTTTGGTGTGAACAGACTGTTCGTGCCGCGTGCCGTTGAGAACAGCGCGAAAGAAGGTCAGACTGACTCGCTTGATTTCGTAGCTGTTGGACAAGATCACAACGCTATGCTTCTGTATGCTGCACCAAGTCCGGGTCTTAACACCCCTTCAGCCGGTTACACGTTCGCGTGGACAGGTTTGATTCCGGGTCTTACAAATCCAATGGGCGGTGTGATTATGACAGGGCGCGATGCGTTTGCTCACAGTGACCACTTTGAGATCCGTCAGGCCGACGACATGAAAGTTGTTGCGCCGGATCTCGGTGTCCACTTGACAGAGTTTACGGCGTAAGATCACAACGGTTAGTAAAATAACCCACAGCCGGGGTGGTTTGTCTGGCCTAGCTGGACGGGCCACCCCGTTTGTTTAGGATAGAATATGTCACAATACGATCCGAGCCTTGTTCTCGACAGAGATAAAGTACGTTTCCTTGTTGGTGACAAGGACGACGATCACCAAATGCTTTCAGACAGCGAGATTGCATTTGCGTTGTCTGAAAACAACGACGACATATATATGGCGGCGGCAGATTTGTGCGAAGCGTTAGCCGCTGAATTTTCCCGCGATGTCAACTACCGCTTCAGTACCCTGTGGCTGAACGCTGGCGATGCCTATGACCATTTCATGGACAGAGCCAGACAGCTACGTTCTGACGCGTCAGCGCAAACAGGACAGCCGATTTTCACAATGGGTGCGGGAACAGATTCAGACGAACCAGAGATATTCTGGTATGGAATGCACGACAATCCGCCACAGCCGCGAACTGAAGACTAATGCCTAAAGGCATCGGTTCTCCCGGTGGCGTTCCAGAGATCATTTCTGTGGCGCGATACTTGGGAGACACTAGTACCATAAGTAAGTTTTATGGCCCCAGAGGCGAAGAGATGGCCGTACAGCGTGCCATAAACAGAGTCTTGGGGCGCATGGGTGGTAAAACCACAGGTTTTGTTAAGGCCAGTTTCGGCCTTTGGGGAATGATCGCTCTTGCTGAGTTTTTGACTTTCTTCAAAGGTTGGCTTAACGTCAAGTCTGCCCAGACGGTGTGGGTAGGCTCTTTGGCTAATTACGCATCGTACATTGACAAAGGTTGGCACGACCCGAGAACGGGGAAGGTGTATGAGCCTTCAATGTTTTTCACCAAGGCTGTACAAGACATGATGGCTAGTAGGGGCGAGAACAAGGCGTTCAAGAACCTATTCAAAGTACCTAGTTTTGTAGGTGCCCACGGTAACATAAGAGCCAGAGCGGGGTTGTACGAAGGACAGAAGTTTGTTAGTGATTTCCACGGGTTCTTTACTGGCGACATCGTTGGTCGTGCTGTGCGTAGAGAAGCTGGTCGTGGGATTGCTAGCTTTTT